ACCTTTCAACGCATTCACATCATTATTCGCTTCACCAGGAATGTTTGTAGAGAAAAGAAGTCTCTCAGCTAGGTCCTCATTAGAAGGACCGACCACTAACAAATCAAGTTTAATAGGTCGTGTGAGCCCGTTTGGATCTGTGTACTTCAAAGCTCTGGCTCGTTCATTCACAATCGCTGCTCGTGATAGAGCCGGGTTGTTATTGGAACCGTCATTGATCAAGTTACTATAAGTGGTTGAAGTTGTTCCGTTAGAGTGAGTAGCTGTAAATAGCGGATCACCGTCAGGACCAACAGGAGTCACTGTTTGACCCCAAACATCGGTATAAGCGGTAGACGCAAAACCGTAGAGCAACATATCAGCGAATGATTGATCGAGCTTATCCATTGCGTCATCCATTGAAGATTGTGCTAACTCGGTTATTTGGTCATACAAATCCCATTTTCGAGCCAAGTAAGTTACGGGAACAATCGCACCATATTGTGCCTGTGTCCAAGTAATAGTATCCCCTTGATCCGAACTGAGTCGTGGGAAGTTTGATCCTTCTGCTACATGTTCTACTCCGGCCACGCCGTGCAGGATTACTTCATCATGTGTTTTTCTAGATTCGTCTCGGACATCAAAGAGCATATTGGCCGCTGACATGTCAGCAACTTTCAAATCTCTTGTTTCATTTACAATAGATTGTAAATCGTCCATGAGCGAACTATAATCGGTTGTTCGTAACGACATAAAATTATTATTGTTTATTTAATCTCAACTATGCTAACGCAGGCTTGTTAAAGTGCCCAAGAACGGTTTTATCCGTAGCACTGACAATAGCGTCGATGTGAAACACTTTATCGGTTGTCGCTGTAAGGTCTAGCAACGTCGCAGAAGAAAAATCATAATCATTTCCTACGTGGGTTGCCTGTACAGGTGTTGTTCCACAAGTAGCCACAATTTGAACATCGTCACTGATCGGTAGCACTGAACATTTTGTTGAACCGTCTGCTGCTGATGCATCTGTCACTGTTTCAAGAGCGATGTATTCCGCTTCACCTTCTCCACCTGATCCTGCGGATAGATAACCGCCGTCCATAACTACGTGAGTGAATTTTGTTAAAGTCGCTGAGGCTGAGATGCCCAAGTCTTCAACTCGTCCACTGTCAAACTTTTTTGGTACAAAAGACATAAGATAAGTTATTTTTTAGAAATCCAGCTATCAAGCGAATTGTTTACCCTCGGTAAAACTTTTCGTTGATTTGTTTTAGTCTTCTCCGCCGGTTGAGAAGATTTGCCTGCACCTGCTCCCATCACGGAAGCTGCGGATTGGGCTTTCATTAACTCTTTCTTTCCTGCTTCACGAGCAGAAGTACTACTACCGAGAATAGAATTATGAATTTTCGTTAGGCGTTCTTTGAATAGAGATTTGGTCACAGGTACATTGTTACGTTTAGCCCAAACAAGTTCGGGTACACGATCTTTATATTCCTCTAAGAATTTCGCCCAAAGTTTTGGAGACTTCTTGTACTGTGGATTTTTTGCCACAAGGTCTTCGAGTGCTTCCTGTCGCCATGAGGTGAATACTCTAGCCTCGGCCTTAGTAACCTCCATCGCTTCATCGTCCTCGACGGTTGACGAAATCTCATCAAGCTTGATATCGACTTTCTCTTGTCGATTTTTAGCTTTGACCCGTGCTAACTCCTTGAGTAAAGCACGTTCTCTTTCGGTAGGTTCGTCTATCTCTTCCTCCTCTGTATCCTCTGTGTCCTCTGCCTTAACTTCTTCAGTTAATTCAGTCTCTTCATCGGATTTCTCTACTTCTTCCTCTTCTTCCTCAATTTCTTCTTCCTCTACTGTCTTGTTTTCTTCTTTTGAAGACAATACATCTTCTAAATCATTCTTTGTCATATATAACTTCCGATATTTATGTCCACGAAGACTGGACGTTATTAGCTTCCGTTTTTATATCCCCGAAGACAGGATTGAGAAACCCCTCATTGTATTGAGAGTCGTCTCATCGCCCGTGTTTTACCCCGACGATGAAACCACCCTCATTACTTCTTTTTTTCTCGTTTTAAAATTGCGTCACCTTTTCCAATCTCTTCCATCAGTATCTTAACCGTGAACTTGACTCCTTCTTGTTCCTTCCGGCTCAGATAGATTCCTTGTCGCACCAGCTCGTCAATTAGAGCCACTAGATAATCTCTGACCGGCGGAAGAGCTAATGTCTTCAATGCGTCCTCAATCTGTTTTGGTTTAAGCTTTTTTGCTATTTCTCGTTTTCTAAACCATTGCATAATTATCCTGTTAGTTGACTTAGTCCCTGATCTGCCGCCATCAGTTCCGCACCTGTACCGTTACCACCCGGCCCCGGCATACCTGCCTGTGCTCCTTCGGGCATTGGTAGCGGAACCGGCTTAGCCTTATCAAACTCACTCATGTCCTTATCGTGTACCTCATTAAACTCCTTAAACAATACATCCTCAAACTGTTGCATTTTTGTTGGGAAGAACTTGCCAATCGTGGCAATGTATTCATCTTCCATAGCAAGCTCAAGTGAGCGTGATTGTTCAAAGCTCGACTCAGGAATAATCACCACGTCAATGTCGAAGTTCTTGATGTAATCTGCTGTTACATACATATTCTCAAGCTCAAAACCTTGCTTTTTAGCGGCCATTTCATCAGCATCAATATCTTCTTGCATTGGAATATCCTCGCTTTTACCGACTACATTAAGAACCTTAATACCGTTCTTCTTGTCTGAGAGTGTCTGACCGTCAAGAGCAAATGTTCTATAAGCCATCTCTAATTCTCCCGCTTCGTCTGCATCAAGTATTTCGTTTAACTTCACCGGCTCGAAATAGAACTGGAAGATTGAACCAACTCTTAACTTCGTGCCGTGTAGTTCGAAATCCTCTAAGAACAAGCGGAATACTCCAGCTAATTTACGAGCGTTTTCGTCGGCAATAACAATCTCTCTTGCTGTTACTCCTTTACCTGTCTGGCCTGACTGTTGAGCGTCTGAAGTCTGTCTGTTAGTCGCTGCTCTTAAATACTCAAGAATTTGAATATCAGCCTGACCGGGTGGAGAGTAATCCATCGTTGAGAGCTTGCCACCTTTGATGTTGATGATGCCGTTTGGTTTGAATAACTCGTCTTCAATCTCTGTAATGTTCTCACCGATAAGCGGTCGTTGAACGTACAGAATGGCTCTATCAAGCACCATGTTCTTAAATGCGTTATAAACGTCCTGATCGGAGGCAATCTCGTCGGGGAGTGCCTTGCCATAGAAAAAGTTAGTGTTGGCAAATGGCTTAAAGATACCTTTAGTGAATGGATAATTACCGTCCTTGCGTGGAATTGGTGTAGCTAAAATCAAGACTCCGTTCGCGACGATACGATACTTCGAGCCTATTGGTGACTTTTGATAGTAATGAACAACCTGAACTCTATCAGTTTGGATCGTGTCCCATTGGTTGACGTAGAATGAGCCATCATTAAACTCCTTGAGCATATCAAGGTGTGGCACCTTCTTAGCGTGCATATAGTGACCGTATTGACGTTCAAAATCATAACGGCTCAAGTCCTGTACCTCTGCTACTGCACTTTGAAGTTGAATGTCAGGTTGATACCAGTCAGAAATTAAGAATTTCGTTAGGTCCACTCGACGTGCTTTACAGTTAATGTCTGACTTCTTCTCTACTGAAGTGAGTCCTTTAATCTCTCCGGTTGTTACGTCATAGCTCTCGAACTCTTCAACCATTTGAGTAGTCTGTTCAACGCCTTCCCAACGAATAACCGTACCTGATCCTGCTGAAGCCCAAGCATCAAAAAAGAACTGAAGTCCGGTCGGGTCTTCCTTCTGCCATGTGTAATCGTAGATATGTGAAACTGACTCAGCTACAATTTTATCAATAAAGCCTTTTTTATTGGTCGCTTTAAACTTATGTCTTGGTCTATCCATCGCTACCTTAGACACAAAAGCGAACATCTTCTCTCTTGTAATACCCTCGAAACCTCTAGTCTGCCAGTCGTCAATCTCTTCGTTCCTTGGCTCAACGTAGTTATTAATACGCTTCTGGTTATCATCTTCGTAGTCCTTCAGAGTTCGGTCATTAAACTCCAACCATTCACGTTCTTGATTGTCATACATCTCTCGAACCTGCTCTATAACCTTAAGAGCCTCCTCCTGTTGTTCAGGGGAGTTAGGATTCTTGAAAGCCTCTATGACTTCCTCTTCATCTGTTAGAATGATCTGAGTTGATTTTGGCACACTTATAGATTGTGCCGCACCCTACCTCTTTAACCGCTTCTTTGGCGGAGATGATTATGAATTATCTCAAAACGGCTGAATGTTTGGAACGATGTATTCTAGTTTTCAACCGATTACTATGTTTGTACAATATACCATTGTTATCCTGCTGTCCAACAGCAAGGTAAATCCAGCTATCACTTGCATGGCTAGACACATCATGTACAGGATCTCTTGTGTACTGTCCGGTCTGTTCATTATAAGCATAACGATACCGACGTAAGCAATTCAAGCCCTCTCTACACTTCTCTAGGTCAAATGAGCACTTAGCCATAAATCGTCTAGCCTCATCAATCTGTTCTTTCTTCGAGAGCATTGAAACTACTCTACAATTCCTGCCAAGGCCTCTCAAACGTTCGAGGATTGATTTACCGGTACCCAGTTCAGTCTTGTTAGCGTCATGTGGTAGCAAGTCCTCATCATACACATACCCACGCTCTTGTAATATTGTAACATACTGACTGATGTCTTTTAAATGGTCCTGATAGAAGTCAATAATATTCACCTTCTCGCCTATCTTCTGCATGAACCATAAGGAAGTGAAGTCTGAGTAACCCAAGTCCCACGATACAGTGACCGGATAGGCTCTATCATACGGCACAACTGCAATTCTCCCTGTCTTCTCAGCAGACTCAATCTCTGTCCCAAAAATCGCACCCTCTAAAACCTTTCGACATTCACCCTCCCAAACAGTCAGGTAAGCTGTATAATCCTTTGCTTTTAACTCTTCCATTTCTTCTT